CCTAACCCAGCAGATTTTCAGTCAGATTGGAGTGAAAATCCACCATCACCAAAAGATTCTTTTAGTGAGGAGAGAGATTATTGGGATACAATGATCGCACTCAAGAAGTTGAATTCAGATGATATTGCAAGAGTCGTTAGAAAAATAACTTGGTCATCAGGTACAACATATGAAATGTATCGAGACGATTACTCTCGGTCAAACTTGTCACCACAAACTAGTTCAACTAATTTGTATGACACCAATTATTATGTAATGAATCAAAACTTCCGTGTTTATATTTGCCTACAAAACGGAACTAATCCAGAAAACACATCTGGAAGACCATCTCTTGACGAACCATTATTTACAGATTTAGAACCAAGATCTGCTGGTGCATCTGGAGACGGATACATTTGGAAGTATCTTTTTACAATTGATCCAAATAGTATCATTAAATTTGACTCTACAAGTTTCATACCTTTACCACAGAATTGGTCAACTAATAATGAGGTGGCTGCTGTAAGAAATAATGCTGCAACCAGTGGACAGTTGAAGATTGTGACAATCACAAATCGTGGTGTTGGTTATGGAACTGCTGCAACTTATAATAATGTTCCCATCAAAGGCGATGGAAGTGGTGGTAGATGTTCTGTAGTTGTAAACGCTGCTGGTAAAATTGACTCTGTTGAAATAACTAACGGTGGATCTAACTATACTTTTGGTTCTGTCGGATTGAGTGATGTTGGATTAACAAACCCATCAGGTTCTACTGATGCAAACTTCAACGTAATCATTCCACCTCAAGATGGACATGGTGCTGACATTTATCGTGAACTAGGCGCAAACCGTGTCTTAATATATTCACGTTTAGAGAATGATGAGTCAAACCCAGACTTTATCACAGGAAACCAGTTCTCTCGTGTTGGACTCTGTAGAGATCCTCTTGCATTTGGATCAGATAATAAACTTACTCTATCAAAAGCGAGTGCTGTTTACGCACTAAAATTGATTGGTGCTGGATCTACAACCACAACATTCACTGCGGACTCAGAGGTCACTCAAGAGATTGGTATTGGATCAACTGCTGTTGGTCGTGTAATCAATTACAACGCAACCACAGGAGTTCTTAAATATTGGCAAGATCGTAGACTTGCAATATCAACAGACGGAACTGCACCCACATATGGATACGAGTTGTTTAGATTTAATGCTGATCCCGCCACTGGTGCTGGAACAACTATATTTGGTGGAACAAGTAATCTAAATATAGATACCAATTTCGGAACTTCTCTAGAGCCTGGTCTGTCTACGTCAATAAATAGTAGGACTTATAACTTAGGAATGAGTTTTGTAAAAGGTGTTGCTAACCCAGAGGTTGAAAAATATAGCGGTGATATCATTTACGTTGATAACAGAGCTGCTGTTACTCGCAGTTCACAGCAAAAAGAAGACATCAAGATCGTACTGGAATTTTAAAGAATCATGCCACAGGAAACCAATCTAAACGTCAATCCATATTTTGACGATTTTGATAAAAATAAAAATTACTATAGAGTTCTTTTCAAGCCAGGCTCTCCTGTTCAAGCACGAGAATTAAGCACTCTACAATCTATTTTACAAAATCAGATTGAACAATTTGGTACTCACTTTTTTAAAGAGGGATCAAAGGTAATTCCAGGCAACTTAAGTTATGATAATAATTTTACATGTGTTCAAGTTGAAGATGCATTTCTAGGTATTCCAGTTTCTTTATACTTAAATCAATTAGTTGGATTAAGAATCACAGGTGCAAGATCAGGTGTTACTGCAACAATTAAAAAAATATTATCGAAAGAAGATTCAGATAGAGGGAACATAACTCTTTATATCAAGTATGAAAAATCTGGTGGTGATTTTACTACTGAAAAATTTAGTGACGGTGAAAGTTTATCTGCAAGTAAAGATATAGTTTATGGCGCAAGTGTCATTGCTGCGAATGAACCCTTTGCAAACACCTTAGCATTTGGTGCGACTGCAACTGGATCTGCGATGTCAATCGGTGAAGGTGTATATTTTATTCGTGGAACTTTTGCTCAAGTTCAAAGTGAAACTTTAGTTTTAAATCAATATAATAATGTTCCATCTTATCGAATTGGATTTGATGTTCAAGAAGATTTTATTAGTGCAGATGAGGATACATCTTTAAACGATAACGCAGCTGGATTTACAAATTTTGCTGCTCCTGGCGCTGATAGACTTAGAATTGTTATCAGTTTAATGAAGAAAGACCTTGATGATACAAATGATCAAAACTTCATAGAAATTGCCCGTGTTCAACAAGGTGAGTTACAAACTTTTGTAAAGGAGACTCAGTATAATTTAATTAATGATACTCTTGCAGCTAGAACTTATGATGAATCTGGAGATTATTATGTAAAACCTTTTGAAGTTTTTGCAAAAGAATCACTAAATGATCAAATTGGAAACAAAGGAATATACACATCAGAACAAAAAACACAATCAGGTAATATACCATCAGATGATTTAATGGTGATGCAGATATCGCCTGGAAAAGCATATGTAAAAGGATATCCAATTGAAAAGATATCAACAGGATTTATTGATGTTCCAAAACCAAGATCAACAAAAACAATTGAACAAGAGGCTGTAACTTACTCAACTGGAGATCCTTTATTTGTAAATAACGTATTTGGATCACCAAGTTTAGGAATAGGAACAACAGCAACCGTTTCGTTAATTGACAGAAGAAGAGGAAATAATGGATCTGAAATAGGTCTTGCAAGATTATATGATTTTAAGGCTCAATCTGGGAGTTTTGTAAATGAAACCACCGAATATGAAACTCGTTTATTTGACATTAAAACTTTTACAAATATTAAAGTTGGAACTGCTATCACTTCATTAACTGCATCTGATCATATACAAGGTGCAAGAAGTGGTGCAACAGGATTCGTAAAATCGTCAGGGACTAATGTAAGTGATTTTAGTTTGATTGATGTTGCTGGTATATTTGTTAAGGATGAATCTATTTTGATTAACGGTGTGCAAAATGGAAGAGTAATTACAAAAGTTGATAGTTTTGGATTTAATGATGTCAAGTCACTTAAGAGCGCAGTTGGCGTATCAACTTTTGAAGCAGATGTCGTGCTTGATGAAGCAGTCAAACTAACAAATTTAATTTCTGGTAATTTTAGATTAAGTAATAATAGTGGAAACACTGGTATCATTACCGCCTCTGGAAAAAACTTTGCTGGTATTGTTACATCAAATAGCATAATAAGTTATACTGTGCCTGGCGAAACTTTACCAAGATTCAATCGTATCACTGGAGTGTCCACTGATGGTGACGAAATAAATGTTTCTGGTATCACATCTGTCACTGGTGTTTGTAACGGTGGTGTTTTAGATGGATTGATTCCTGGCTCACTTGATGTAAATGACCTTGTTCTTCGTAATACTAGTTTCCAAGTTGGTGCAAATAGTTTACTTACACCAGTGAGTCGTAAAAATATTGCAAGTCTTGATGTAACTACAACTAATTTACAATTTAGAAAACAGTATTCTGACATAACTGTCGCTAACGGTGCTTTTACATCTCCAAACGCTGGCACAGATTTATTTTTCCAACCCTTTGATGAAGAGAGATATTTTATATCATACAATGATGGAAGAATTGAACCTTTAAAATCTAGTCAAGTTACAATCGCTGCAGATAAGAAAACTGTATCTTTTGTAGGATTAAGTTCAGTATCAGGAAAAGCAAATCTTTTTGCAACAGTATTGAAGTCAAAAGTAAAAAATAAACTCAAAAGAGTAAATGATGCGAACGTAATTAACATTACACGTTCAACTTTAACATCATCTGGAATTGGTACAAACACATTAAATGACGGATTAACAAACAGTAGAGTATTTGGTACAAGAGTTCAAGATAGAAAAATTTCTTTAAATGTCCCTGATGTTGCTCAGTTGCTAGCTGTTTTTGAATCTAATAATGCTGGTGATGCTGATTTACCAGCAGTAACACTCACCGCATATTCTGGCCCAAGTGGTAATAACTCAGATTTAATTGTTGGAGAGCAAATTATAGGTTTAGATAGTAATGCTGTCGGTTTGGTCGTTGAAAAACCCAACGTAAACACAGTTGGAGTGATATTACTAAATCAAAATGTCTTTGCTATCGGTGAAAGAGTTAAAGCATCGAAAACTAATATAACTGCATTGGTAACAGCAACGACAGCTGGTGATCGTAATATCACTGATGAATTTAAGTTAAATCCAAATCAAAAAGCCACATACTACGACTATTCATTTATTGAAAGAAAGAAGGAATTTGAACCACCTACAAATAGATTAAAAGTTGTATTTAAAAATTTCTTTGTAACTTCTGATGACACTGGAGATTTCTTTAATGCATCCAGTTATTCTGATGATTCTAGAAAGATAATTCCTATTGATAGAAACTATGATGTATATTTAAGCGATCTTATTGACATTAGACCAAGAGTAGCTGAATATAACACATCATCAACTACTTCACCTTTTGATTTTGCATCAAGATCTTTTTCTTCACAAGGCGACAGTGTTCCAGATCCTTTAGTTCCCGAAGAAAACTTAATTGTAACTTATGATTACTATCAACCAAGAAAAGATAGAATATTCTTAGATAAAGCTGGTGATTTTATTTACGTTCAAGGTGTTCCATCAGATAATCCAAAAGAACCGCAAAATGTAGGAGACGCAATTGAAGTTGCTAAGATAGAACTTCCAGCATATTTGCGTAATATTGATCAAGTAAAAATGATCAGAACGAAACATAAACGTTTCACAATGGCTGATATCGGAAGACTTGAAAAAAGACTTGAGAGTGTTGAATACTACACTAGACTTTCACTTCTCGAAACTGATACTGCAAACTTAAATATTACAGATGCAAATGGATTAAGTAGGTTTAAATCAGGATTTTTTGTTGATAACTTTAAAAAACATGCGTCTCATCAAATTGATCATCCAGATTTTTCTGCAAGTACAGATGCAAAGAGAGGTTATCTAAGACCTGGCCACTATACCACATGTTTGGATCTAATAGTTGGTTCAAGATCTTTCATTGGTATTGGAACAACTGCAAATCCAGATTTAGATCTTAATTACTTAGATGACATTGATGGAGATAACATCAAAAAAACTGGTCGTCTTCTTACATTAGATTACACAGAAACAGAAATGTTGAAGCAGATATATGCTTCTAGAGTTGAGAATGTCAACCCATTCTTGATTGTGTATTATTCTGGTGATATGACAATCACTCCAGACTCTGATGTTTGGATGGATACAAAGAGAGTTGATGCAAGTATTACATACGATACATCTGCATATGATAGTGCAATTGCACAGTTAGGAATTGATAAACAAACTGGATTTAGTGAAGTTAACTGGGGTGCATGGGAAACAAACTGGGTATCTGAAGAAGTATCAGAGACATATGTTGAAGAAACTGTTGAAGCATTAGGAAATATACACCCAGATGATTTACCAGAGGGTGTTCAGACAAATTTACAACACATTGCAAACTATAAAAAAGTTCTTGAATTAAATGGTAAGTGGGTTCCAAAAGGTGCTGGTGTGATATCTGGTGCTGAATTGATTACTAAAACTTTCCATCAAGATGTTGAAATAAATACTCAACAGTCAAGAGAAGGTATTCAATATAAAGTAACTCCTAAAATTAGTGAACAATCTTTAGGTGATAGAACATTAAGTCGTGATATTATTCCTTACATGAGAGAAAGAAATATTGAGATCACCACTAATCGTATGAAACCTAGAACTCAGTTCTATGTTTACTTTGACAACGTTGATGTAACTAGATTTACAACACCTAAATTACTTGAAATTGAAATGATAAGTGGTGTTTTCCAAGTTGGAGATAGAGTTCACGGACATCATCCTGGCGCCTATCATAAAACATTCAACTTTAGACTCGCTGCGCCAAATCATAAAGAGGGCCCATACAATGCACCAACAAAAGTATTAACTGTAAATCCATATGATAATGAAGCACCAGTTCCAAATGTATATTCAACTTCATCTACTCTTTTGAATATTGATACATTTCATCTTGCAACACAAGTTTCTCAAAAATTTAATGGATACGGTGCAGTTGGCATGCATTTATATGGAAGTAGTGGAGCTCAGGCGAAAATAAAGAGTATGAGATTGATCACAGACACTCTTGGAAATTTAAAATGTTGTTATAATATACCAGATCCAAATGATAATTCAACTCCAAGATTTGAAACTGGAACTAAAACTCTAAGATTAACAACAAGTCCAACCAACTCAACAGTTGCTGGAACTGTTACAGGATCTGCTGAAGCAAACTTCCATGCTAAGGGTGAATTAGAAACAGTTCAAGAACAAATCTTAAATATCAAAACTCCACAAATTGAAAGACTAGGTGTTGAAGAACAAAGAGTTTTAAATGATAAGATCACAAGAAGAGTGGAAGGTTTACAGGGTGAAACTGAGGTATTAGAAATTACAGGTGTTCAGTATTATGACCCACTTGCACAAACTTTCCGTGTTGATGAAACTACTGGTGTATTCATTACATCTGTAGATGTATTCATGAGAGATAAAGATGAGGAACTACCTCTCACATTACAGGTTAGAACTGTTGAAACTGGATTACCAACATCTAAGATACTACCATTTAGTGTTGTTGTTAAAGATCCAAGCGAGGTAAACGTATCAGAAGATGCATCTATTCCAACCACGTTTACTTTTGACTCTCCAGTTTATCTTACAGGAGAACATGAATATGCTTTAGTTCTTGTGACACCAGCAGAAAACTATAACTGTTGGATATCAAGAATGGGTGAAGTTGACATATCGACTGCAAATCTTCCTGATGAACAACAGGTGTTAATTAGTCAACAACCATACTTAGGATCTTTATTTAAATCACAGAACGGTACAACATGGGATCCAAGTCAGTATGAGGATATGAAATTTACTATTAGAAAGGCTGTATTTAATACAAGTCCCTCTGTTGGTAGATTTTTCAACGCAGAATCATCAGATGACGATGAGGGAATTACTCCAAACTTACAATCAAATCCAATTAAAACTTTAGGTAGAAAAGCTATTGTTGGATTGGGTGTTACTATTCCTGATACTGCTGGACTTATACCTGGCGTTAAGATTGGTCAGTTTGGTAATGATGAAGCATCTGCACAACTTATCAATGTTGCTGGAGTTGCAACAGTTGGTGGCCCAAATGATATGACAATAATAAATCCTGGCGTTGGTTATACACCCTCTAATGGATCTCTTGTGTATTCTGATATTCCAATGATTACTGAAACAGGTGAAGGAAGTGAGGCAGTTGGAAACGTTACAGTTAATAATGGAGAAATAAGCTCAGTTACTCTTACAAACGGTGGTAAAAACTACGCAGTTGGAGACACTCTTGGAATTGGAACACTAGGTCTTGGAAATGGAAGTGGCGCTGTTATTTCTGTTGGTTTAGTTACTGAAAGAAATAGTTTAGTAATTACTAATATTCAAGGTTCATTTAACACAGGTGTTGGAACAGTTGGATTTAATAATGGATCTGCTTTCCTTGGGTTAGACGGAACTACAGGTGTTGGAACTACAGCTGCTGGAAATATTGGAAGTGGGGTAACAATATCATCATTTGATGTTGATACAACTGAAGATGGTTTACACTTTAGAGTTGATCATCGAGCACACGCTATGCATGCGTTTAACAATTTAGTTAAAATATCTGGTGTTGAATCTGATATCACTTCGACTAAGTTAACAGCAGACTATGCCAATACCTCTACAGCAGATATATCTGTGGTGAATTCCTCTAACTTTGCAACGTTTGAAGGTGTAGGAGTTGGAACAACAAATCATGGTTATGCAATTATAGGAAATGAAATTATCTCTTATACTGGTGTTACGAACGGTGCTATTACTGGAGTTACCACAAGAGGTATAGACAACACAACTCCACAGACTCACGATTCTGGTGAGGAAGTTAAAAAATATGAGTTTTCTGGAGTTTCTCTTAGAAGAATTAACAAAACTCATGATATGAACAGTCCAGCTGTAACAGTTCCAAATGATAAAGATTTAGACTTTTATCATATCAAACTTGACATGAGTAAAAATGGAACGAATAGAACTGCAAGTGGCCCATTCCCAGCTAAATTCTTCTCACAAACAAAACGAGGTGGTGGACTAGCTGTAGTAGCATCTCAAAATGTCCAGTTTGAAACAATAACACCAAATATACAAACTATGACACCACCTGGCACAAATATTGGTGCTCGTGTAAGAACTGTATCTGCAACAAGTATTGATGGATCTGAACAGTCATTTGTAGATCAAGGATTCCAAGCGGTATCAGTCACAGGTCAAACACATTTTGAAACTCCAAGAATGGTTGCATCCAAACTTAATGAGGATCGTCAACTTGCTAATTTACCTGGCAACAAATCATTAACACTTGAAGTATTAATGACTTCTAATAGTCGT